CATCCTCAGTTGCATGTTGCATTGCCAATTCCGCCCCCTCTCAAGTAAAACGTGCGCGATGTTTTGACCTCAGAGCCCGCCGGCCCCTCGGAAGGACCCGCGCAGACCCCATGGCCACCAAGCGGGGCACCCGGGGCGGCAAAAGCGGGGGTCTGGGAAAAGTCTTCTCCCGCGCGCGCGCGTGAGAAAGACTTTGCCAAAGTGCCGCCCCAGCCGCCCCATGCATGTAAGTCCCCATCAGACAAGGACTTAAGCGGGGCGGCAGGGCCGCCCCAGTGCCGCCCCAGCCGCCCCACGTTATAAACAATCGTGCAACCAACTGTTGCATTTCGCACTGCCTTAACAATGATGCGCTTGCTAATCGGCTGCATATTGTGATGCCTCCGATTCTTCCTGAGCCTTCGCGCGGCGCTTCAGTTCCGCCACCACCGGTGCCGCCGACACCCGGTAACCTCGCTGCGGACGCTTCGTGTAAGAGATGTGTGGCAGTCGGCCGGCGTTGTGGTGGCCTTCGATGAACTGCTTCACCCAGGCCGAATTCAACTCACGCCTGTTGAAGATTTCCTGCGCCCACTGCGCCATACCGAATGGGTTCGAACGTGATTTATGGTCCTCACTCGGCACGTGAATCGGATCGGGTACCAGCTCCCACCGGAAGTCCTGCACCAACCCCTCGCCATCCGCATCAAACGTCCATTTCCTGCAGCAACGGTCCAGCACGCCGTCCCAGAACTCCGCAGCCTGCTCCTGATCCTGATCCGTGGCGTCTCTGCGCTCCTGATTGAGCGCCAGGACCTCGCGCGGGTCCAACGCCCGCCCGAATAGCTGCTGCGCCGCAGGCGAAGCGCACGCGCGCGACAGGACCTCTTCAGCCCACACTGGCCAGCGGTCCTGTAGTTCATGCGCGCCGGCAGGCTTGGGTTGCTGGAGAATAGAAATCAGATCGGCCACGATGAACCGCCCATAGGCGCTGGTATACGCCGCTACTTCCTTAGCCCAGGTCGCCGTTTTGACCGGCTTCTCCATATGGATGAACATCGCGCGCTCTGACATATCGCGCGAGCATCGGGCGTTGTTCAACGTGACTAACGTTACTAGATCATTGGGCCGGCTCGCATCACCTCGGTAGAGCTGCTTGCCGCGGATAACCCGAGCCGTCAACAGCGCCTCCATGTAGGCCGACGCCAGTGTGGTGCGAACGTTGTCGATCAGCACGACGCGGGTCAGCTGCCCGCCCGGTGAAAGCGCGCGCTGCGTGAACTCTTCTTCGCCACGCCTCGTCAACTCCAGGGGCAGATAGCCGCCCCACAGGTCACCAATCGCCTGGGCCAGCGTCGTCTTGCCGGATCCCTGGTCGGCCGCATTGAACACGAACATAGGCCGGCAACCATAGCGCAGCGCACCGGTCCCGCCCCATCCCGGCGTCAGGAAAGCCGTCAACGCCAGCAGCCGGTCCACATCCGTCTCGAAGTTCTGGAAGAACTGCAGCAGCCGCAGCAGGTATTCCCCTGTAGCGGTATAGCCGTCAGGGCCGCGACTGCTTTGCATGTAGTAGTGCTCGGGAATCACCGGCCAATGAGGGCGGACCTCTACGGCCTTGTACTCGGGAACGTCAGGCAACGTGCCCAGCGCATGGAACAAGTCAGCCACGGCCAGGAAGTTTGTGCCCTCAAAGTCAGTGCCGCGCCGAAACTGCTGCCGGAAGCCCCGATGCAGCAGCGTGTTCAGCGGTTGCGCACCCTCAAGCCACAGCAGCTTGGACACTGCGAACTGATCTTGCGCGGCCAACGCGTCATCGTCGACCGGACGCGGATATGCAGGCAGGTCCGGCGTATCCGGTACCTGCTTCAGCGTTTCCAGGAACAGCGTCGTGCTGCGACTGCCCTCCCCAGCCAACCGGCACAGCGCACCGTCCATCCGCTGTTGAACCTGCTGCACGACATCCTGCGGCGTCGTAGCGATCGGAACGTTCTGCACTTCCTCAACCTCGATCTGCTTACCCGTGTTCGGGTCATCACGCCGCACCTTCTTGGTGCGCTCCTGAAAGACCAGGTTCTTCAGCTGGGGCCGCTTCGCCGGGTCCTCGACAGAATCCCAACCGAACGGCAATGCCGGCGGTTGCCCGTTGAAGAAGAAGTCGACGGCCGCCGGGTCATCCTGAGGAACGGACGCCCCCTCAGATCGCAGCCACCGGTCGTACTCGGTCGGCATGAAACCCAGGACCTCGCACACCTGCTGACGCACCTCACCCGCGATGGCCGGCGTCTCTGTGAGCCATTTGGCAGCGATCTTGGCCAGCATCTGCAACAGCCGCAGGCGTCGGCTTGTGTCCTCTTCGGCGTCCACCAGCTCCAACGCCAGCTTCAGCACGGGTACGGCATCAGCTTTCAGCGTGCGCAGTTCCTCGCCTTCCATGTCGTCCGGGTCCTTGCCCGGAGGCAGCGTGATAACCATGCACAGGTAGCCAATCGCGGCCGCAACGCGTACGCGCTCGGCTGCATTGACATCGTCGGTACCGTCAAGCGCCAGATAGGGCGTCACCTCGGAAGCGCGCCGCAGCCGTTTCTGCAGGCCCTCGCTAACGGTTTTTCCCAATAGGGCGATAGCCGGATGCCCGCGCTCACAGCAAGCGATCGCATCGAGCGGGCCTTCAACAATCAGCAGGCCATGCTCGCGCGCTTCGGGGCTGTGGATCGCGTCCCGGTTGAACGCATCGGGTTTCGGCACGCCGCGCCATACGTCACCCGCTTTGCGCGGCCCGGGTAGGTGTAGCGACTTCGGGCCACGCAACGGCTGATTGTCGAACATGTTGTCATCGCGGTAGCGGCGGGACGTGAAATAGCGAATGCTGCCCCGCTCATAAAACGGCACGATAAAGGCATCACGAAACAGCGGGTAATCCCCGTTCTGCCCCTCTGACACCAGACCGGCCAACTTCAGTTCATCCAGGTCCAGCCCGGCCGCTTGCATCGTGGCCATGCTCAACGCATCGACGATGCCCCACCGTCGCTGGACCTCCGGCGTCAAGATCGGCTTGCGCCCCTGCGCCTGCAGCCGCTTCTCGCCAGTGGTATGCTTCACGGCGACCTGATGCCACTGCGCCAGCACGTCATAGCGCCGGCGCCGGTCGTCGGCCTTCTCACGCGCATCAGCCGACCCGCCGAACGTCTGCTCATAGTCGACGCCGGCCAGCTCGCACGCATCCCGCAGGACCTGGTGAAACTCCTCACCGGCCCCCGGCTCGCACAAACGGCCAAAGCGGCGCAGGCTTAGCCAGTCCAGCACATCGCCGCGTATATCGCGGGAATACCAGGTGAACCGCTGCCGCTCCGGGTCGACCTTCAGGGAGTCGTGCTCGCGCGCCTCGAACTGACGACCGCTGCGCTTCAGCTCATAGTCCTGCGCAACCACGTCGACGATATCCAGCCGGGCCTTCAGTTCCTCAAAGTTCATCGGCGCGCCTGTCTAGTAGTCATGCAGTTCGTCAGTGGCTCCATCTGAGCCACTGCAGGCGCATCTGATTGTCCGAATAGTCCGTGGTCTGCCATCAGCTACCCCCCAGCCTCACGCAATGCCTCAAGGGACGCTTTGATAAATTCGACTGCGAGCGGGGGAACGATTGCATTGCCGTAACCGCGCAGTCGCACCACTCGGGCGGGAACCCCATGAGCCAGCGGGAATGTGCCGGATTCAACGCGCCGGGCTTTGTCGTCTCGACAGGGGATGATGTCGAAGTCGGACCATTGGCCAAGCGCGCTTGGCGAGGTAGCTGGTCGATGCGCTTGCGACGGCTGCCGTCTGGGTTGGTCGCTTCTGTCGCCATTCCAGCGCTGTCTTTGTGGTCCCTCGCCGAGCACGTCACCCACCCCGCCAAGCATGCTACAGCACCCAGCATGTGGCCGCTCATGCTCTTCTTGCTTGCGTTGGGGCTCCAGTCGTCTCCCCTCGCGTTCGTCGTAGGCCATCCCGCCAACTGCGCAGCTATCGCAATTGGCATCCCGGCGCCGTTGCCGTTGCCGTGCTTCTTCTTCAGTTGCTTGGCCCGATCCTGCCAGCTTGTCAGCGTCTCTCCGTCGTTCATCGCATTCGCATCCGGCGTAGGCCATCCAGTACAGCCGTTGTCGGATGTGTGGCGCTCCGCAGATGATTCGCTCGTAAGTAATCTGATTGCCACGCACAATCCGTCCTTCGGCTTCCTCGCCCGCGCCCGCAGCGCACAGATCGGCGGCCCCGACTGCATATCCCAATGCTTCCAAGTCATCACGTACTCCGCAGAGCCAAGCGCGCCCATCCTTTGACGCAACCTGCTCTCCAAAGATGATTGGAGGTGTGCAGTGCTCAATAAGTTCGCGCCAGATTGGCCAGACGTGTCGCACGTCTTTTGTGCCCTTGCGTTTCCCGGCGACGCTGAACGGCTGACAGGGACAAGATCCCGTCCAAACGGGAATACTGTCTGGCCATCCGGCAAGCGCCAAGGCGAGCGGCCAGCCTCCGACGCCGCAGAAAAAATGCGATGTGCCTTCGCAGTCGTCCGGGCTGAGTTCCTCGATTGGTCGCTCATCAACCAGTCCTTCCGGCAGGTGTCCTGCCCTTATAATCTCGGTGATCCAAGCGCAGACTTTGCGGTCGCTATCGTTGTAGAGGATCATCCTGAGACCTCCGTCCACGCATCCATTCCAGTTCGTCTTCCAGTAGCTCGACACGTTCGCGCAGTCCCTTGTCGGTCTTGATGGTCTGGACCTCTCGATATCGCTTGCACCATGCCTGGTATTCCGCGTCCTCGGTCTGTCTCAGCAAGAGGCGCACCTCGGCCTGTTCTCGTTCGGCTTTGTAGAGCGTTTGCTTGTTCACACTCTCAAACCCCCTGTTTGCTCGTTTACCCTACCCCCTGAGTCGCAAACACCGCCTCGCCGCACGGCGGCTCATTCACACAGCCCATAGGCGCTCGAACACGCCTCGGCTTCCAGGTCCTCGCCTTCGTCCAATGGAACCGCGACGTTTGCAAACATGGAGTCCTGTGGGTATTGAGACGCCGCACCAAGCGCCCAACGCAGCACGTCCTCTGCGTCTGCCACACGCAGACCAGTTGCAGCATCGACATGTGAACGGTATTCCAACGCCGTTTTGTCGCGTGAGAAAAACGTCATGATGGGTTTGCCACACAGTTGCGCAGCGTGTCGCTCCATGGCAGTCAGGCGCTCAAAACATTCCGGGTGGCGCAGCGCGATAGATGCCAACTCCGACTTGCGTGCATGGATACAGGGCCAGCACCCCACGCGGCTGCATCCCTGCAGATACAGCGGGTTTACCGGAACGCCGTTCCAGTTGTGAATGCCAAACACCTGTCGATGCGACCAGCCGTGGATCGGCAACCAGCGGTCTCGACTCATGAAGTCGTCATAGGCCCACGTGGCAAGGTTGGCGCGCCTCGGGGACTCCTCCGCGCGCACGCCCGAGACCATCACGCAGTCCGGGTACTGCTCCACGTATCTCCGCAGAGGCACCAGCTTGAGTTCGGTGGTGCAGAACCGGTGTGTGGCCGATGGGAAGCGCCGCTTCCACACGCACAGCCGCTCCATGGTCAGCGGCAGGTCATCATCGAGCCACGATTGCGGAACCCATTCAGGCTTTTTCGTCTTCATCAGCTGTGATATCTGGCCCTGCACACGCACCAGCGAAAGCCCGTGTTCCCGTTCCAGCAGATCGAGGTAAGCGTAGGTCTGCTCTGCCTCGTGTCCGGTGTCCGCAAACACACAGACGATGTTCGGCAGACACAACTCCCGGGTCAGGTACAGCCACGTGGCAACGCTGTCTTTGCCGCCCGAAAAGGAGACGACGCAGGGGCGTTCACGGTCAAACGGTTGCCTGTCTTTCACTATCACACCCCCATCGCCACCGCACACCGCGTTCGCGCCGCGTCTGCCTGGCCCATCTGCAGCAGCACCAGCACCTCCCGCAACGTCGCCTCCAGATCCCGGATCGCCGCGCGGTCGCGCCCGATCTGATCCAGCAGCTCCGCATGCTCCCGCTCCCGCGCGCGCTCCCGCGGCCGGTCAAAATCCCAGTCCACCAGCTCCAGCGACCGCGCCTTGAACTTCTCCCGCCGCAGCGCCCCCTTCTTGATCAACGCCTGGACATGCTCCAGCACACACACCGCCGTCACCCCCAGCCGCTCCCCCAGCTCCGCATACGTCGGCGCATACCCCCGCTGATCCAGCCACTCCCGAATCAACCCCAACACCTCCAACTGCCGCGGTGTGTACGCCATCACGCTCCCCCTCAAAACAACGTCGGCCGCGGGTCCAGACACGCCGGCGAAAACCAGATCCGCTCCCGGCCCGCATTCTGATTCGTCTTGTTGCGCGCGGCGTACCCGCCGGCCGCCTTCCAGTGGACCACCGACCAGCCCTGGTCCTCCAAAACCTCGTGCCCCTCACCCGCATAGCCGCACAGCGCAATGCGCAGCTTCGGGTTGGCGCCGTTTGACAGGCACCACGCCCGCACCTCCGACGCCACCGCCAGGCTGTCGGTGCTGTACACCTTGTCGCGATCGCTCGCGCCATACGGCGGATCCAAAAACACCGCCGTCATGCCGATCTTGAACGTCGGCGACGGACCGCAGATCCGCGACCAGTCCCCGCAGCACACCCGCACCCGCCGCAGCCGAGTACTCAGCGCCTGCAACCAGGTGAAGATTTCCAGGCGCGGCCGATGGATTCCCTCGCCGCCCTTGCTCAGCGATGGCTTCTGCTCCCAACACACGTCCGCCGGTCGATCACGCGAGTACACCTCGGTCTGCGTGCCATCTTTGGCCAGTCCGCCGCTGTGAACACCCTTGCCGATGCGGCCGCCACCCAACAACGTCTTGCTTGGCACCGCGTCCGAATGCACGCCCCGCCCGACGTTGTAGGCCAAAACTGGTCGCTTGGCATCGGTCCTGTAGTCCTCCGCCGCCTGATGCAATCCACGGTCCCGCTTCAACTCCGGCATCCGCTCCATACCCCGCCCACTCTGACCACCCGCCGCCGAGTGCACGCCCCGCCCCGCCGCCGCGCCTTCCTCGATCCGACACCAGTTGTCACCGATCCAGCAGCTCAACCCCCAGCACCACCAGCCCGCGATCCGCACGTCGCAAAACTCCGGGTCATGCGTCAGCCGCTCGCGCCACGCCGCAATCCCCCCCATCTCCGCCCAGGCCTCCCGCACCGCCCGATGCAGCCACCGATGCCGCGCATGCAGATCCGCCTCGTTCACCGGCGAATCCGCCCAGTACGCCACCGCCTCCGGATCCACCTGCACCGCCCGCCAGAAATTCCCCACGAGGCAATCCAAATCGTTGATCGTCTCAATCGGCGCCCGCTGCGCATCAAAGCCCGGCCGCCGCAACAGCACGGCACCGCTCCCGAAAAACGGCTCCACGTAATTCCGCACGTCCGCCCCAAACCGCTCCCAGACCAACCGAGCGACCCGCGACTTACCGCCAAACCAGGGGAATGGAGCCTTCAACGCCACAGCCCTACCTCCGCACCGCCCGAAACACCCGCGACCGACTCCCCCGCAACTCCTCCCGCCGGCGCCGCCGCGCCGCCTCCCACCACATGCCCAGGCACACCAACAACACCACCCACCAGGCCGCCAGCGCGACCGCGACCACCAGCACCACGCCCAACCACCCGCCGCTGCGCTGCGGCTCGGTCATACGAACGGCAATCACCGCCGCCATCACCCCCAGACACACATACACAATCCCCACCATCGCCATCCCTACACCTCCCGCTTACCGATATGCCACGCGCAGTTCCCGCTGTCACACATGCCGTCGCAGGACAGCACATACCCCGCCTGGCACTCGTCCGACACCTCACCGCACGGCATCAGACCATCCAGCCGGCAGCCGCACGGCACGTCCGGACACCACAGGCCCTCATACTCCGCCAGCTCCAGGTACCGCTTGACTGCGCCCTGAATCGTGTCCTCCGGCTGCAAATCCTCGCTGTCTTCCAGCGACAACAGCATCTGCATCACCGTCGGGTATTTACTGCCTTGCAGTGACATGTCTGCCATCTCCCCTACCCCTGCACCTTCTTAAACCGCGTCCCCAACGCCGCACCCGCCACCGCCACCAGCGGCCGCCGCCCCTCCGAGCGTGTCCGGCCGCAAGACCGACACCGATACACCGCCACCCGCGGCAGCCTCGCCAGCCGGTCCCACGCCGACGCCCCGCAATGCCGACACCGGGTCATGAATCTGCCCCGATTAGCCACGTCAGCGAGCAGTCCAGTGCCGTGGCCAGCGCGTCCAGGTGATGGTTACCCGGCTGCGTGCGTTCCGCCTGCCAGCTGTAGATCGTCGCCGTCGACACCCCGACCGCGTCGGCCAGCTCCGCCACGCTCAGTTTCTCCTCGCTGCGCCCCGCGCGGATGCGCGCCCCCAGCCCCGCAGCCGGCCGCTCCACCGTGTACGGCCCCGCCGTGTCCGCATCGTCGCCGCCCGCGTCGTCAGTCGCCGGCAACTCGCCAACCACGTCCGACGCCACGCTGACCGTCCGCGCCGGCTCCGCCCGCCCGGCCGCCACCGCAACCGGCCGATCCTCCCGCCGCAGCATCGCGTCGAGCGTCTGGCGGACCTCCCCCAACGCATCCGGCCCCTCACACTCCAAGTAAATCACCGTTACCTTGCCCATCACGCGCTCCTTTCAGACCACTGCTGCGACCACAACCGGCCGTACTCCCGCAAAAACGCCCGCACCACTTCCTCGCGCCCCATCTCCCGCAGCTCCGGACCCGTGGCAGACACCTCGCCCGATACCCAAGCGACCTCCGGCGGCGCCATCACGTCGCGCGCCTCGTACACCAACGCCTCGTTGTCCGCCTGCTTTACGATCGCGCACATCGACGCCGGCCGCGGCCACACCAGCCCCAGCGCCTCGGCCACGGCGGCCAACACCAGGTCCTCGGCTTCCGACCAGGTCAGCTTGCCGCCATAGGGCGTGTGGATCCGCACCGCGTGTTTGATAGGGCGAGGCAGATCCGGCAGGTACGCTTCGCCGGCGTCGTGCATGAGTCCCCACAGGATCGTGTCCACGTCGTCGGTGAGCGCGGCCACGCGCGCGGCGACCCACAGCGAATGCTGCGCGACCGAATACGGCCGGCGGCAGTGGCCGGCAAACCGGCACTGATTGGCCAGCGCGTTGGCAATGTCCTCCAGCCGCACCTCCCGCGGCAACAGCGCCAGCGGATGCGCCTGCCCGCCGCTCCACGTCTGGCACCAGTCTCCCGACACACACGCACAGTCGAAATACTCCACCGCACCGCCGTCGCGCTGCGGCACCTCCCGCTTCGTCCGCCCACACTCACAATCACGCACGGACGCGTCCCGCGCCGTCTCACTGACCATCGGCATCCTCCACGCCCCCTTCGCATTCCCCGCACACCAGCCCATCGATCACATCCAAAAACCGCGACGTCGTGGCTACGGGCTCTTTCCGGACGCCACCCACCGTCGACGACGTCCCAAAGACTCGCTTCACCGCCGCCGCCGCATCCGCCTTGCACAACGCATACCCGCGCCGCACCCCCTCGCGCCGCCCTTCCTCCCGCGCCCGATCCACCAGGTCACGCAACCCCGCCATGACCTGCGTCCACGTCTCCACCTGCCGCCCCGAATACCCCGCCGTCTCTTCCGGCATCGCTACTCCCCTTGCCCTGCGTCATAGTCGTCCTGCTGATCGGCCTCGGCCCGAATCACCCGCCCCATTACTCTCTTCCATCTAATTTGCGCCGGTCTCTCCCGGCTGTCACGCCCGCTGGGTTTACCCTTCGCACACCACTCGGACTTTGCAGCGCGCTGCCCGTGTGGCTGATGGGGGGACGGTGGACGTTTGGCCCCTGCGCCCATCAATTCGTTGCGGCGCCTCACTCCCCCGTGTCGTCGTTGGCCGCGGCCACATCACCGGCCCTCCAGCGCTTCGGGCACCTGGTCCCAGAGCTGCCCGTCCAGCCCGCGCCCCGCCGCCTTATTGCCAATTCTCTTTAGATGGTATCCCGAGGCGTTGGCGTTGCCGACATACACCACATCCCCCCACTGCTTGAAGAAAAACGGCACACCAGCCACCTGGCACTGATCCCGCAGCGACCGCACCCAGTCCGGATGCAGCGGTGTCGCATCGGGCCCCGTCATGCCGCCGGCAATGACCCAGTCGACACTGCCACGCGCTTTTTCGGTTTCCCATTCGCAACCGGTATCGGTGGCATTCGCGCGCGTGTAGCGCAGACCCAGCAACGAATCCAGACGACCCCACCCAAATTCATCGCCACCAAGACGAGTCAAATCCACCGCACCCACCAACGGCTCACACGACACAAACCGCCCCGTCGCCGGCGTCTGCAGCAACTCCGGGATCCGCGCACCCGCGTCGGCCTGGTTCGTGATCGACACCCCCAGCCATACGTTCGGCAAAGGCCACGCGACATCGATCGACCCGTACTGCGAGTTCATGTACTCCGGCCGCTTGGTCAACACCAACCACCGCAGATGCGGCGTCTCGGCCATCACCCGCAGCACCTGCAGTCGCCAAACGTCCGGCACTTCCGGGTCGAAAAAGTCGCACAGCGACCCGCAGAACACGCGCGCCGGCCAACCCGCGCGAGCCGCCAAATCCCAGCGACGGACGCGATCCCAAATCGATGCGCTGGTCAGCCGAGGCGACCGCCAGTCCGGCACGAACTTGCGCCACCGGTTCATCCGCTCCGCGTAGCAATACCCACAGCCCATGCTGCACCCAATCCACGGATTGAACGTGTGATCCGTCCACTCAATTCGCGAGTCCTGGCCCATGCTCTTCTCCGTGTACTAAACCCCTGCTCGTCGCGCCGTTGGCATCCCTACGCATGCACCCAATCGTGTTTTGTCAGCACGTCCTTCGCTGCATCCACCGAGTGGTTAATCTCCGCCAACGCAATCGCCTCCCATCGATCCGCTCTACGCAACTGATGGCGCAACTTCTCGCATGCGTCCAACCACCACTTGCGCATCTCGCCGTACAGCCGCTCGTACTCAGTCGCCGTAGCACACTGAGAACGCCATCGGACCTGAAGGTTGGCGCGATGCTCTTGCCGATGCGATCGGATGCGACCACACTTACCAGAACAGCAGCTGCGCATCGTCGCTCAGCGCCGCAAATGCCAGCTGGTTGATCAGGTCCGGATCCGTCCGCCGATAGCGCTTGCTCACTGCTGCATGCCCTCCACTGCATCCCGCAGAGCCTCGCGCACGTCCACTGCCCGCGTGCCCGGTACCCAGTACCCCAGATCCGACAGCGCCTCGTCTATCAGCGTCTGTGCCTGCGCAATCGGCGCTGGCGGGATGCGGTCCACCTGGTCCTCGCACTGGTCGTAGACCCGCTCCACCAACTCTGCCTGCAGGTCGAACGCAATGAGTCGCGGTTCGCACTCCCAGGCCCAAAACTCCATCTCCGGCAACTCCCGCACGTCGCCGTCGTGCTCGACAATGATCGCGTCGACAGCGTAGTCGATGTCCGCGTAAAACTGGTCCCCGATGCATATCCACCCATGCTTAGGCGATGTGGTCTTTTCCGCAGCGAGCCACCGCTCCCGCTCGCGACGATCGTAGCTGCAGCGGAGGCAGAGTCCCTCGTGCCACAGCTCGTCGGTGATGCCCATCACCCGCTGCGTGGTGCCGCAGATTGCGCAGTCGTAGGTCGCGCAGCAGCGCTGGGCCAAACGACACGCATTCTGCGCATCGCCGCCGAATATTCTGCCGCACCGACCGCATTTCCACGCCGTCACCTCGATCGGCACAGGTTGTGCCGCCGCCGTCGCATTTCCCATCGTGTAGCCCCCCCCGACTCGCCTCAGTACTCCGAATATCCCAGCGGGCCAGATTCACGCTCACGCGCCCACCACGCTGCCGGCGCCCGCCGATTTGTGTCTCCGCCGTCGTCGGTAATGGTCAGCATCTTGTCGGGAGGCAGGCAGCAGACTCGCAGCACGCTTTCCCGCTCCTCCGGCAGCCCCCAATAGTTGTTATCCTCGTCCGCCCGCTGGGCGGCCTGCTCGCGGCTGTCTGCGATGTACCACGCTTCCACATCGTCGTCCGTGACGTTGTAGACGCGCCGCTCGGTCTGGTACGTGAGCGGTTCCAGTTCGATCAGGGTGTCTTCAAGGTAAAAAACGCGACGCTTGCGGTGCTTGGCGTGCTGGATCTCCGCCGCCGTTGATTCGCCGATGTATCCCTGGTGGTTGATCACCACAACGGCGTCGGCCAGGTCGATCTTGCGCATGTGGAGCTCGTCATGGCGTTGGCGCAAACCGGCCTGGTCGGCAAAGTGGCTGCATCCCCTAAATCCAGCAACCTCGGCATACCAGCCGGGCAGATAGGAACACATCAGTGCGATAACCCCGCGCTTTTCCAGTTCCCACTTGACCAGCGCATGGACGTCGATATAGCGGGTGGACCCACACAGACAAACCACCAGAGGTCCCCAGTACTCTTCGGGGGAGCTCACTCGCACATGCGGGCCACGTAGAAACTCCATGTCCGCCATCAAGGCCTCGACTTGCTGGCACACGAGCCGGTGCAGCTTATTGACATCGCCTTCCATCTGCGGCGGTTCCAACCTTACTGTTTCTGGCATTGTCTTTGCTCCTCTATGTTTGTTGTTTCCACCCCGCCGGCAGCAGCACCCCGCCGCACGCCCGGCAGTCCACCGCCGCATCCGCCTTGCACAACGCATACCCGCGCTGCACCCCCTCGCGGCGCCCTTCCTCCCGCGCCCGATCCACCAGGTCACGCAACCCCGCCATGACCTGCGTCCACGTCTCCACCTGCCGCCCCGAATACCCCGCCGTCTCTTCCGCCATCGCTACTCCCCTTGCCCTGCGCCGCCTGCCAAAACCGCCACGCCGTCTCCGTGCCCGATTCCAGCACCCAATGGCCCGATCGCGCGACGTCACACAACAGAAAGAATGCCTCGAGCTCCGGCATGCGGTACCCGTCCCAGCACCAGTTGCCCACCCAGCGCGCTTCGACCTGCGCCGCGTACGCCTGGCCATCCACCTGAATGAACCCGCGGTCCGCACGCTCCACGAACGGCCGTCCGTGCAACGGCGCCATGTCCGGGAATCCCTCGCGTTCCACATCCGCCGCCGTAATCTGGTTCAGGCACTCCGACGTGTTGGACCGCACGCGGATCAACCCCAGCACCTCCGGCCGCTCCCCCTTGCGCAGCCCCATCGCCTTGCGCACGCCCACGAGCAATTCGCCGGGCTTCAAATTCCGCCACCCCAGCCGCCGGGTCACCGTCTTCGACCCGTCCAAAAACTGCTCAGTAGTCAACGCGAACGACATCAACCGCGGCATCCCAACCCCTCCATCCCTATGCATGCACCCAATCGTGTTTTGTCAGCACGTCCTTCGCTGCATCCGTCGTATCCTGCACTCAGCCACCACGGAGCCCGCTTACCGATGCGCCCCCAGTCAACCCACCAACACCGCCGACGACTCCACCTCGACCCAGGCCTCGTCCACCGGATCCCACGCCACATCACCCGCTGCCGCGCGCCGCTGCTGCGGATCGCCCAGCCCCGCCGCGCGGTGTTTGCGTGCGCGCGCAATGCAGGCCGTCAGCCGCACCTGGTTGCGCGCCGCACTCTCGTCGGCGACACACAACACCCACAGCTCCGACTCGCCGGCGTGCGCCGGCGCCACCGGGCCCAGGTCCCGGCCATCGGCATCACGCCACCGCCCGGACTCCGGATCCCACACGCACCCAAAGAATTCGACCACCAGCACCGCTTAGCCCTCGCTCTCGCGCTGAATGGTCAGCGATTGGTTCGCCGCTGCATCGTGTAGGGCAATACCGCGCACGGTGTCGTTGTCGACGTCATCCGCCTGTGCGAGCCAGTACTTCTGATCGCTGGTCTTGAGGTACACGACCTGACCGGCCGTGACCGCCTCGCCCGCGGTACAATCCTCCAGCACCGCGTCGCTGGTTGCGGCGCGCCACCAGTCCATCAGCGACTCCAGCTCCGCTTTCTCCTTGCGCAAACGATCCCGCTCAGCCAACGCTTCGTTGCGCTGAACCACCGCTCGGACCCGCGCATCTTTTTCAAACCGCAGCGCTATTATCGCTCGGCCCAGCGCCTCTTTCTCAATCTTCAGTTGCTCCTCGAGGTCGGCTGTGGCCGCCGCCATCTGCTCCCGCAGCCGCGCCAGATCCCCACGCTCCACCACCACGTGTTCCGGCTCCGCCGCCAGATCCGCGTAGTGCGCGCGCCCGCTGCCCCAAATCACCCGCAGCCGCTCCAGCGCCGCGAACAGCTGCCCGCTGACCGTCTCGTGCTCCTCGCGGCTGTACTGGTACGCCAGCCTGAACCCGTGTTCGTCCCACCGCGGATGACACACCGGCAGATGCGACTGGATGCTCAGCAGCATCGTCACCACCTCCCGCCAGTCCTCCCACGACAGCAGCGCATACGACCCCTCGCGCGGGTCCTGCGCCCCCTGGTCCGCCGCACGCTGCGCCTCAGCAGCGCCTTGCGTCTTTCCCTGATTCGGAGCTGATCCCATGACGACCCCCTTGCCAACGGCATGCGCGCAAGCTACACTTGCACGGACTGTAAAAAGCCCCCGACCTCACCGGGAGGCAGGAGAAGGGTCGTCAGCACCTCTCCTGTGCGGTAGAGATCAGGGGCTCGGCGAGAACGTCGGCATCGTGGCCAAGAAGAAGAAGCCCAACGCAGACGATCAGTCACGGAAACCTCCCCAGGAACGAGGTGCTGACGATGTTCAGCACCATACTCAACGTAGCGTTGAATCGCAAGACAAAACTTCTACGGAGCGTAGACTTGACCTGCGTGAGTTGGGCGCCCTGATCCGTAAGTCCAGAAATGACAAGGACTTAACGCAACAGCAGCTTGCATCCCAAATTGGCGAAAAACCTCAAACCGTCAGCCACTGGGAGAAAGGGATACGCCAGCCAAACGCCTCCCAACTGCTCGCAATATGGCGGGTGCTGCGCGTTTCCGTGCACCAGTTGGATGCCGTAAGTCCTGACACAGTAGGGACTTACGAAGACGGATACGGGAAAGCCGTGCAGGACCTGCGCGCGCGCATTGCCGAGGTGTTCGACCGGCAAGCACAATCCGCCGAAAAATCCGGCCCCGACTTCCAGGTGCGCGAAATCCACAGCACCACCAGCAAGGGCAGTCTCCCCGCTGCTGAACCACAACATGCAGCATACCCCAAACACGACCCAAACAACGTTCCCGCAAAACCCTTGACACCGGTTGCGAAAAATGCGACAGAGGTACTTCGGCTCGGACCGGTGGTGCGGCACCGATCCGAGCTTGTGGCGGCCAAGGCCGCAGCCTCAGCCGTGAATACGGGGGAACTGGTCGTGATCGGCACGGCACACGGACGCACCACCATCATCTGCCAAATCGTCGGCCTCAGCGCCGGCGACCTCGCCTGGCCGGGGCAGTACGTGGAAGCGCGGCACACGCCCGTTTCGCGTATCGAGCTGCTGCCGGCCAACGCCCTGGTCCTGGTCGTCCTGCCCGACGGTTCGGCCTACTTTAAACGCCGGCGCGACGAAACCGACCAACTGGAAAACATCGCGGACCGCACCGAGTGGCCCGCCGACCCCGCCACCGACCTGTCCCAGGCGAAATACCACGAGGTCGTCGCCACCATCTACGACCCCAAACACGTCGCCCACATCACCGGGAACGCCTGATGGACGCCGTCGAAGCCCTCAACCGACTCAAGCGGCAGGAGGCAGAACTGGAGGGCCTGCGCGACCAAGACGCGCCCGCGGAAACACGCAGCCGGCTGCGCGCACTTTGGATTGGCCTCGTTGCCATCTTTGCTTGCACGCTGCTGATTGTCGTCGCCCAACAAAGCAAGCTCAACCGGCTGGAGCGAGAGTTGGACCGCAGGCACAACGAACTGGCCGACATCATCAACCAACACGCCGACATTATTAACGCGGCGGCCGACAACGACTTCGATCAGGCCGTGGCCGACGCGATCATGCGTCGGCCTGAACTGGCGGTCCGAAGACTCGTCGTCCGGTCCGCAAGCGGCAAGGACGCCATCATCCTGAAAACCGGAATCCAGGGCGATCACACCAGCGTCTGGATCCGCGGGTGGCGCGCGGACGACAGCGGCCACCAGGTAATACTTTCTGCCAATCCCGACCAGGCTGACGTCAGCGTGCAGCCAATGGCGTACACCAACAGCGTTCAGAACGGCAGCGCCTCGATCCGCACTGACAAGGCGGGTGTTTTGGAACTGCGCGACGCCCGCGGCGACACTCGCATTTTGACCAAGGCCACCACACCATGACCCGCATTGCCACGCCATTCGCCCTGATGCTGCTATGCCTGTCCGCCTGCAGCATGACCGCCGACGTCACTGTCCGCGACGAGCGCAAGAATCCACCCGACGACGAACAACCGGCCGGCCGGGACCAGCCTCAGCGCATCCCGGTCCGTCTGCTGCGCGTGATCGACGGCGACACCATCGTGGTCGCCAAAAACGGCAAAGAAGAGAAACTGCGCCTGCGGGCGATCAACGCCGCCGAACGCGGCCAGGAAGGCTGGAAGGCGGCCAGAGACGCCCTGCAGGATATCTGCCAGGGCCGCGACCTCACCATCGAATACGAACACCACGTCGAGTCTCGCGACAGCTACGGCCGCCTGGTCGCCTACCTATGGGCCGACAACACGCTCGTCCAAAAACACCTGATCGCCGAAGGCCACGCCCGCCTCTGGCAATACAACGAACCCAGCAAATACGCCAACCAACTCCAGCTATCAGAGGCCGACTGACCGGTCACGGCATGGCTCAGCTGTCCCGCGTCCGTAACGACTGCTCCACAATATACCGCACCGCCAATGCAATATGCCGCGGTACCTCGTCCGCCGACTCGTAGCGCTGCATGGATCGCAGGGAGAGGCCGAGCGCGTCGGCCATCTCCGTCTGCGTCCATCCGAGCCGTTTGCGCTGTCTGCGTAAATAATTCCCGTCCATGACTACTCCGACTGCGCCGTCAATCTAAACTCGACCAGCCCGCCGTCATCGTCATAGACAGCAGTGATGGGGGCATAACCGCGACTATCCACCCCGAACAAACCATTGATAATCCCTAGTACGCCCACAGAAAACCTACGTGCTTGCGTCTCCCTGCACTGGATAGTCGGGTGGTCTGCCAGCCCATGAGTACACGATATACGCTTCTGTACCAGACGTGATATCGCGTCTCTGTCACATATCAGTGCATCATTCAAAAGCTCAACCGCGTCTTCGGGCGTTATGCTTTCCCAACTCATCGTCCACTCCTCCAGTCCTTGACTACTCCACCATCAATTACTTCATCTATTGCCTTCGCAGTAATACCAGTCGACGGGCATCCAATAAGTGCCAGCGCAGTCCCGGCGCTCCTCCATCTCAACTGCCCGCCCCTCTCCGTCGAGATCCTTTGCCCGCGCAAACCGCAGGGCCTCTTCGAGCGTTTCGAATCCGCCCAGCGATCGCTCCTTAAAGCATTCGGGCGGGTAGTCGTCGGTGATCTCATCCAGCCAATAAGCGGTGTATGTTGTCCTAATCCGCATTTTCGTGTCTCCCTCGCACGCCTACCCGGCGACATTGCCGGGTACCGGAGTCTATCCGGCGGAGGGGCGATGCCCCTCCCGCACGCCTAGAGGGTGCCGTTGCCGGCAGCCCCCGCCTCATACTCGGCGCGCTCGTCGGCAGGCAGGCGCAGCCAGTCGGTATAGCCGCCAGTGTACCCCTGCTGGCTCTTGGCCCACTCGTAGGCGAGCGCCTCGCGCTCGCCGTGGTCGGGGTGCTCGCATTGGCCGGGATGAGCGCCGTGATGCACCCGGCAATATTCCTCGCCGTGCCCGTCAGTTGGCCAGTCCATTTCACCGTGCCTGTGCCGCTGCTCGCACTCCCGGCAGATATCCATCCGTGCTCCGCTCGGACTCTCCCATGTGACTACCATCATGCTCGTTCTCCTGGTATCTCTGCCGGGCTCATTCCCGACACCCACATAATACGCCATTCTGGCGCATTGGGTCAACCCTCAATCCGCCATTTTGTCATATTTTTTGAGGCAGGAAAACACGTGGCCACCGTTACGCCCAAACCCCCAAAAACGTTACGCCAAATCCCCCACACCCGCGCCCCCCAAATCCCACAACCCCTTACTGCACAAGCACTTACCGTTACGCCATACCGCTTACAAAACCGCTGCTCTGCCGACTGAGCTACGGTGGCTAAGTGCTTGTGGGGTAAGGGTTTACAGGATTTTCGCTGGGGGGTGCTTGACCGGCGTTACGCCCAAACGTTACGCTAAACCCCTGCTGCGTTACGCCAGCCGATAGCTGCTCATGGGGGATGCGCATGGGGACGCCTCGCTTGGGGCCTGCTCCGGGCAGGCCGTACACGGTCACACCAACACTCAAGCGGAAAGTATACGCCGCGACGTTCCGGGATGCAACCGGCGAGCGGGTGACGCGGTCGCTGCGCACGTCGGATCTGGCGACGGCCGAGGCGATCTGCTCGCAGCTGCGCGGGCTGTGGATTGCCCGCGCGCGCTATCGCGGCCAGGTGCGTGGCGTCAGCTGGGCGCCTATCGCGCTCCAACTCTACTTTGGCGCAGGCGCAGCGGTTGATAAAACCGCTGGTCATCCGGAGAAAGAAGCGGAAAAGGACATTGGCGCGGCGTTTGAGGGCTCCGAGCTGCTGGACGTCCAGTCGGGGCTGCTGGAGCGCATTGCGCGGCTGGAGGCCGATTTGGCCGCGGAGCGTGAGGCGCACGAGGCCCTGCGCGCGTCGGCGATCGGCCGCGCGGCGGAAGCCGCCGCCCAGTGCCCTCCGCTGGACGCATCCCTGCAGGCATTCAGCGAGCACATGCGCGCGACCACCAGCGACCTAAACGCCCGCAATGTCGTATCCGTGGCGCAGCGGTTCCTCGCATCGCTGCCCCAGGACATCCGCACGGCCGCGCAGGTCACGGCCGGCCACGTCGGCCAGTGGCTGGACGAGCAGGCGACCGGCGACAAACGACACGTCCGGCGCAAGAACATGCGGATCCGGCTAGGGCGGTTCTTGCGCTGGTCAGCGCAACAGTACGGCATCCCGTGCGTCATGGACGCGGTTGCCGCGCCGCGCGGCACCCAGATCGCCCGCAGCGGCAGCGATATCCACTGGCACACGCTGGCCGACGTCGAAGCGGCGGTCGACGCCCAGGCGGACGCCTACTGGCGCGCCGTGGTCGCGACGCTCGGCTATGCGGGCCTGCAACTCGCGGAACTGGCATTCCTGCGGCTGGATGACCTGGACCTCGACAGCGCCCGCCCCCAACTGTGGATCACCCCCCACGCGGCGCACGCGCTGAAGACCGGACACCGGCGCCGCAGCGTCGGCATCCACGCCACCTACCTGCTGCCGCGGCTGCGGGCGCATCTGGACGCCGGCGGGGCAGGGGACACGTACGTATTTCCGCGTAGAGGCCCCCGGCGATCTCGACAGGTGGACGGCGAACACTGGCGCGTGGACACCCTGGGCAAGCAGCTCATCGGGTGGGACGCCGCGCCGCGTAAGCCGGCCAAGGCCGGACGCCTGCCTGACGGCATGACCGCGATGTCGCTGCGCCGCACGTTTGGATCCCTGCTGCTGCGGTCCGGACGATCGGCCGAGGAGGTCGCCGCGGCCATGGGCAACACGGCGGCCGTCGTACGCCAGCACTACGCCCGCATTGTCGGCTGCGAGGTCGACGTGGATTTTTAGGGGTGACCTGCGATCCGCCGCCCTGGATCAGGCTGACGCCGACCGGCTGATTATGTCCTATCTGACCAAGATATCCGTGGTCACATAGGCGTACGTGTTCGTCAGAAATAGGTCTGCCGCCGCTATTGCGGCGTCAATACCGCTCCACAACCCATCGCGCACGTCACATGAAATTTGCAATCCGTAGTAGGGTCCGCCCTCGTAGGCCCCAACGTAGACGGGCCAGAAAATGTTATTGGCCGTGCCCACTCGCCCCATCTTGACCTCGCTCGTATTGCTTTGGTAATCAATGTACCTCATCCAACTGATGATGAATGCATACTGCGTCTCGTCCAGTGTTGGTTTTGTATTCCAGGTCACTGTGTTCACATCGTAGTCGTCGGTAATGCCGTGAAAGTACGTGCCAAAGCCGGCTTTGGTGAATGTATCGGATGCGCTGTTCCAATCAATAAAGCCCGTGGCCCAGTCTTCCTGTTCTACGGATAGGCCGGCCCCCACACCTTGGGTGCTGCTTGCGGCCAGCGGCCACAGCAGTTGGCCGATCTGGTCCACCGCGCGTTCAAATTTAAGCAAGATAGTGATGAACCGCGACGAGGTTGCAGTTGCGGGGCTGGTGCCTCCGTAGTACCAGCACCTCGGGTAATCATAGGTATTGGCAAATTGTAGCCGCGGCGGATCGTTGGGGTCGAGGTCGACCGTGGTCGGGGCGTCGGAGTCGACCAGGTTGGCATAGACGCACGGGACGCTCGCCGACGCCGCCGGTCGCCCGCCGCCGGGGCGGATCAACCGTGCGCCGCGGCGGTCTTGCCAGGTCGGGCGTGAAGTCAAAAGTTTCGCCATCTTACGCCGCTTCCGTACTCATCGTGATGCTGCGGCCGCTGGGCAATGCCAACGTAGTGATGGTGACGTTCTCGTGCTTGCTAAATTCCACGTCCGGCTCCCGCAACGTCACGGTCGCCCACGTACGCGCCTCGGCAGACTGCGTGGTGTCCACCGTGCCGCCGTAGATGTCCGCCGCCGTCACCGCGTTGCCTCCAGTTTTGATATGGTTGGCGTATAGCGTCGGGCTATTGTAGGTCTCGATCGTCGCGGCCAGCCAGTCGCCTTCCGTTGTGAGCGTACCGCCCTGCACGGAAATCAGCGTTACGTCGGCCGCTGCGTTAATCCTGTTCGTCCCGCCGTACTGGTAAAAATTCGTCCACGTCACCCCGTCCGACAGCGTCACCTTGGCGTTGCTGCTGGTATCCTCGACAGTCAGATCCCCGATCGTGCTGGTCTCGTCGCCGCGCAGCACCGCCACGCCAAAACCGCCGGGCGCCTTGCGGACGAAAATATCCGTGCTGGCCGACGCCGCCTTAATCGCCAGCGCGTAGTCTTCGTTGGGGCTGCTGGCCGTGTCGTGGACGATGATTTCCTGCGCGTTGGAGCCGAAATCAATGTAGATCCGATTGGACCCGGTTTGGCTCTGCCCCGTCGGATTGCGGCCGATCTCGTGCCGGCTCGACGCGGCCGGCGCAATCTCCAGGTATCGCGTGCGGTACTCCTGCGCATACGTGTCCGTGTCCGTGGTCTCGGTCTTGCCACTCGTGACCGACTCGACAAACTGCGCCGGCAGGCCGATCCGCCCGGTGAAAGACTTGTCGATGATCAATGTAATGTCGGTCGAGGTGAAGTGGTCCAGATCCCACAGCAGGCTCTGGTCCGTGTTCGCAATCACGAGCGTGTCGCCGGCGGTCGGCAGGGCCCCGTCGTCGTAGTTATCCGCCGTGCTGACGTCGTTTGGGCCCGCGTTGGCTGTCGTGTCGCTGAAGTCGGTCACCGACCCGCTGCCCGTGCCGGACACGCTCAGCGCCGGGGTAAACGGGATTCCTGCGGTGTCCGCCACCCCCTTGATCGTCCCGCCGGACGGATTAGTCCACGTGACCGCCGCAAAATACGGGTGCGTGCTGGCCTCCATTGCAGCGACCAGTGCCGCCGCCGTAGTCGCCACGTCCGTGTCACCCGCCACGCTGACCGCAATGCCGCCGATCGTCACGGTGAAATCGTTGTCGGCCGGCGTCGCGTCCACGCCGTCGATGGTGCCCCGTGAATCCTGTTGCACCGCCACCGCACCACCACGCCAGTATTTCGTCGCCATCGTCTCACCCTCGCTGCATCGCGCCCGACTCCGCATGGCCGGCGCTGATCGTCGTCATGTACCGTTGGCCCGCGCGCGAATACACCACGCTGGTGATCGGCGCATGGACCTCCGTCACCACATCGCCCTGCACCACCGTCGTGGCGATGCGTCCAAGCAATTCGCTTGCATCCAACACGTTCCGGATCGGGATGTCCGCCCGCACCCGCTCGTAGCAGTACCGCGCGACGTAGCCTGGCAGCAGTGCCCGCAGCTGCTCCACGTCGTCGCGGATCGCCAACCCGGTGGCCGGCGCGTATTCCACCAGCCCCTGGTCGCGATCCACACTGACCACCGTGGACGGCGCCAGCCAATGGTATTCCGCATCCGGCACGTCGATCGGCAGCGCACTGCCGTCGCCCTTGGCCAGATTGGACGGCAGGCTGTACGCCACGCGCAGGCGCTGATCCGTCCGCACCGCCAGCGTCACCAGCAGATCCCGATAGTCCAGACCGGCGTCCGGATCGTAGTCGCTCGTGTAGGTGGTCGCGTCGTCCAGGTCCATGTGGTTGCGCGCGAACTGATGCGCGGGGGTGCTGTCGAGCTGGACCCCCACGTCGTCGTTGAGGACATACACCGACGTGTCCATCCACGGGTTGCCCAACGACTCCGCCACCTGCGCCAGTTCGTGGACCGGGACATACCAGTTTAAGGCCTGCAGCGGCGACCGGATCAGCACCAGCGGCAGTTCGTATTCCGGATCCGTGCCGGCCGGGTTGTCGTCGCGCGGTGCGCCTCCGTTACCGGCCACGGCGGACGCCTCGTAGACCACGCCGCTGCGCATCGGCAGCCAGGGCAGCGTGCTGCGTTCGTGGAGCTGGCTGGCGCCCAGCGCGTCCACCAGGGTGCCCGCATCGTCAAACTGCGGCGCGGCCTGCATGTCCGCCAGCACCGCCGCCGTCGCCGCAACGAAGCGCTGATACACGTTCTGCAGCGCGGGATCGGCGCGAGCCGCGTCGTTTTCGTCGGCCGTGCTGCTGGCGGCGCCTTGACTGTACAACGATTCGGCGGCGTCGCTCCACCCCGCCTCCAGCAGGCGGATCGCGTCGGCGGCGACCCGGCTGCCGTAGAGGCTGAAGCAAGACACCACGCGTTCGCCGCGCAGCTCGATGCGGTCGACCAGCCGGCTGCGGTCGATCTGGATCGTCGGATTCACGTCGATCGCCGTGCCCAGATCGAATGTCGCGGTGTTGCGATTGCGCGGGTAGCTGTATCCGCCCACGCTCACCGCCTGGTCGGTCAAAGCAAACGGCACGATCGCAAACCCGTTGCTGGTCGGGCGGATCCCGTAATCGATGCCCTGCTCCGGGCGGATCAGCATGCCCAGGATTTCGTCGATGCGCATGCGGTTGTCGAACAGCAGCGGCGCGGTTTGCTGATCCAGCCAGGAAAGCAGCGAGGGAGGCCCCTGCAGCGTCCAGACGGGTCCGCCGGTGCGGTTCAGGTGCTTGACCAGGAGGTACTCGATAAACTGCTTGTGCGTCCAGGTTGCCGCGCTGCCGAAGACGTACACGCCGTCGGTGCCCACGTCCGCGCTGCGGTTGCCCACCCGGTCGGCGCTGTCGCCGCGGCGGTTCAGGTTCGGCAGCCAATCCAGCTCCACCTCGCTGCCCGTGCCGGCCGCCGCGGTCCAGTGCGTCGCCACCCACGCGCGGCGCAGATGTTCGACCGGTCCGCGGATGTGCCAGCGCTGCACGCCCTGCGGCGCCGACACCGCGCCGTGGATGTCGCGGTCCTCCAGGCGCATCTGCCCGACCAGCTGCGCGGACGGCTGTCCGCTGGGGTCGACCACCAGCAGGCGCGCCCAGTAGTCGCGCAGGTCCTCGTGCTCTACCACCTGGTACTGCGTGTCACCCAGCGACCGGTCGCGGATCGCCGGGCCATAGCGCCGGAAGCATTCCACGCGGCTGATCGCCTGCGCGCTGCTGTGGATCTGCGCCTCGGTCACCTCCAGGTCCGGACGGTCCTGCCAGCTCCCCGTCCACGTCGGCTTGACCTGCAGCAGCAGCGTGCCCGTCGGGCGCGGCCAGGTGCCTTCCACGCCCTCGACGGCAATGTTTTGGTTGCTCGAATCAGTCGTCGGCACGGTTTACTCCACCGGCTTCTGGACGATTAAACCGAAATCGATCTGGTCCTGGTACTGCCCCTCTTTCCAGCAGGTGACCACCCGCGGATTCTGGACGTCGAGGATCTCGATCGCGGCGTCCGACGCGCCGCGGCTGGTCGTGATAGTGCCCACGCCCGTGCGGATCAGCTCGAAGATCCGGTCCAGCCACGTCTCCCCCTCCCCCGTGTCCACCCAGTGCCTGCAGCGCAGCACGGTGGGCTGGCTGCGCTTGCCGATCAGGTTGGCGGCGTGCCCGTCGATGTTCGGCCGCACGATGTCCTCGGCGACCATGCGCAGGCGAGGCAGTTGCCCGTGGATAATCTCGCAGTCGCGGCCGTAGATCTGCCCCGTCGCCATCAGTTGCCCTGCCTCCGCCCCGTCTCCCGGTCCTGCGGCGGCGCCAGGTTGTCGCCGACCACGCGCACGGCCACAGCCTCATCGCCCGCGCCCACGAGACGCCGGCCCATGCTGTACAGCCCGCCAATACCTGACGGCAGCGCCATGTTCAGTGCGCCCTCCTGCACCGCGCCCGGCAACGCTTCGGAGCCTACCGCGACGACGGGCGCCGGCGCGCCGGCCGCCAGCAGGCCCGAGGCGGTGACCTCACGACCGACGCGCATCATCACGTTCGGGTCGTCGGCATCCGTGGTCACGCGCGCGGCCGCCTCCTCGGCAGCCAGACGACTGGCCCCCAGGACTTGCTGCTCCTGCAACACCTTGCGGTTTTCGGCGGCGCGCGCACGGCGCGCCTGCGCGGCCGATGTCCCCTCCAGACTGCCCACGATCTGCCCGGCAAGGTCGGCTTGCTGCGCCGCGGATATTTTCCCGCTGATCGTGCCCAAATCCCCCACCTGGTTGCGCAAAATCGAGAACGCCGAAAACGCTTCTTCGCGACCGAGGTACTTGATTAACTCCTGGTCGCCCAACCCCATCTTGTCGATTTGGCCGATTGCCTGCCGCAGGGACTGCCCTTTGAACCCGCCCTGTTTGAGCATTGAACGCAGCAAACTGGCCACCTGCGTGCCGCCGCGTTCCGCCGATCCCGTGGCCTCGGCCATGATCGCCGTGGCGGCCAGCAGATCCTCGTCGCTCATGCCTAGCATGCCGGCCGCACTGCCGCCGCGCGCCGACGCCTCCAGCAACTGCTCGGCCGATGCCGGTGAAAACTTCGACGCGGCAAACGCCTTGCTCGCGATCGCGCGAATGCCGCCTGTCTCCTGCCGTCCCACGGATGTTTGCAGCGTTGTCGCCGCACGCGCTAGCACCGCGGGGTCGTCGACGATGCCGCTGAGCTGCGAGAATAACTGACGTTGCCCCAGCGCGCCCGCCGATTCCAGGGAGAACGTCAACCGCGCTGCTTCATCCAGGCTGCGGGCGCCGCCTTCGGAAAACGTCTTTTCGCTTGCCCCAATCAACTGGCGCAACCGCTTCTTATCGCCGCCGGCAAGCTGGGCCAGCGCCGAAATGCCGCGCTCAGACTGTCGGCTCGCCTCCGACGCCCGTTTCTGTTCGGCGACGAGCTCCTGCACGCCACGCCGCGCCACCGCCGTGGCGGCGGTAAACGAGGCCATGCCCGCCAGCATGCTGCCCAAGGCCGCGGCGCCGCTGCTGCCCATCGCCCGCAACGCGCCCTGCGTCCCCTTGGCCTCGTTGCCCACCTTGCGTGTGGCCGAGCCGGCACGATTCATTCCGGCCGTGGTCTTGCCGCTCGCCTGCTGCGACTCGCGACCCATCTGCCGCGATGCGCTGGTCTGGCGCTTCGTCGCGGCCGTAAGCTGCTGGTACGCCCGCACGGCGTCGTCGGCATCACCCTCGATCTCAATCTTGTACTTGGCCATCAGGCTCTCACCCTCTTCGTCGCCCGCAGATTGGCCAGCTCGCGCTCTGTGATCGCCTCGTGCGCCTTGGCCACCTCCGCCAGCTCCCGTTTATTGACCATCGTCAAGTCGCGCTTGACGTTGTAGCCCTGCCGCTTGAGCACGCCGGCCGCCTGGCTGCCCGGGAACTGAACCTTGACCCGCGTCGCCGTGGCCTTCACCGTGTTCCGCTGCAGCGCCCGGCGCCGGGTCTCACCGGACCAGGCGTACGGGTGGCGATGCCCTTTCTGCCGCTGCTTGCGACGGTTGTATGTCGCGGTGCGGCGCTCGTAGCCGTACAGCTTGAACGCGGCCGCCGTGAAGTGACGGCCGAGGTACTTCTGCTGGATGTAGCTTTCGCCGACCTCCTGCAGCCCCCGCTTCACGCTCTTGCGCAGCTTCGTCTTGGCGATGTCCTCCGGAGGGACGTATGTGATCACGCTGCGTAGTTTGACTGCCATGTCATCGCCTCATCGGTATGACCGGCACGATCTCCGGTCCGGCGTCGCGACGTACCAGCCAGAGGTCCACCAGGCTGGGCGCGTAGTTTTTCAATCGTCCTTCTCGCCAGGCGCAGGATTCGAGTTCGCGGGCGTCTCCTCGTCCGCGTTTTTTTTTATCGCTTCCTCCAGCCGCGGCCAGTCCAGCGCGGCCAGGCAAACGCGCAGTTGCGCGGCCACCGCGTCGTACAGCCGACCGGCTTCGGCCTGGATGTCCGTCGGCACTTCCCACAACCCCAGCATCGACGACTCCACCAGGCCAATGCGGTAGTTGAGTTGCAGCAGCGCGACGGCGGTGCCGACCTCGTCGTCCACCGTCAGCGCCGACTCGCCGTCCTGCAGCTGCTCGAAAATCGTGTCCCAGATCGCGCAGCACCCGTCCCACAGGTCGCGGTAGCGCGCCTCGATCGCGCCCGGCCCCCAGGTCCCGTCCGGCTGCAGTTCCAACTTGCGCGGGAATGCGCACTCGCTTCCGCGGCGAGCGACCGGCACGTGCCAGATGTTGCCGTCGCCCAGCCGGGCGTCGTGGCCGGCGAGCAATTGCCGCCGCGCCACATCCTCCGGCCGCGGCACATCGTCCGGATCCATGCCCACCCACACGCGGCTGTCCGGCATCTGCTGCCACACCAGGTTGTCGCGCATGGACACGTCGGCGTCGGGACCGCCCAGCAACATGCCCGGCGGACGCCCGTCCGGGCCGCGCATCACGTGGCGCCGCGTCATCGACACGCCGCCGTCGCCGAACACGTGCCCCAGGCCCAGCTCGCACGCCTTCGCCGGCGCCAGCGCCGTGTTCCAACCTTCGACGTAGTACAGAAAATCGCCCACGACCTGCCCCCTACGTGATCGCGACGGCGGTGTCGACGGCCAGGATCCCGCTGCTGCCGTCGTCCACCAGCTCGATGACAAACGTTCCCTCGCCGTCTTCGGCGTCGTCATCCACGCTCTGCTCCGACAGGTGCCAGGTGCCCTCGTACCCGGTCATCTTAATGTGTGACGCCGTGCCGTCGGCCGTCCATGTGCCGCCCTCGGCCATGTGGCGGTAGTACCACACCAGCGAGGAGATGCTGCCCGACACGCCCAGTGACGCGCGCAGGGTCGGGATGTCCCGGCAGCGGACGGTCAGCGTCATGCCGGCGGTGCGCAGGAGCGTGGTCGCCGTGGGGTAATAGTCGCCGTCGTCGCGGGTGCGGGTGACCTGGTGGCCAAAACTGAACGAGTGGCCCAGCAGGCCGGCCAGCTCCGTCCCGTTCAGCACGACTTTGCCGGCTCCGTAGACGTTATGGGTGAACGCGGTGGCGTCGATCGACTGGTCAGCCGTGCGCGTAACCGGATCCGTCGTACCGTCGCTGCTGTCGCAGTAAATCATGCCGCTGACCGTGGCCGGGTCCGCGTCGTTGGCCTCCGCCGCGATGTCGCCCAGGATGGCCAGCCCCTTGCTGGCAGCCAGCTGCTCGTGACTGGCCGCGCCGAGGCGCGTGCCGCCCGCGTCGCCCTCCTGCAGCCACGTCTTGAAGCCCGCGCCGGTCGCCACGTCGTACGCGCCCAGGCCGATGGTATCCAGCGCCATCTTCAAACCGGTACCGGACCACTCGAACGCCGGCGACTCGCTGCGGATGCTGGCGTGGCGCGGGTTGACGGCGCCGCCGTGGGCGTGCTTGATCGTCTGCGCGTTACGCATCTCGCGCAGCGTCTTGAGCTGCGCAATCGGCGTCGTGTTTATCAGCAGGCGGCTGGGAAGATAGATGCCCATCGTAGTACTCTCCTAGCTCCAGGTGATTCGCACACTGCAGAACCACGGCGTGTTCGTGTGGCTGTCGCCGCTCTCCTGGTTGTGCGGCAGCGGAAACGGCGCAGCGATGCGCTCGATGTCGTCGATCCGCAGTCGCCCGGCTGTGTTGCGTTGATCCATCAGGTCCTGACAGATCGTTTGGATGGTCGGCCACTCGCCGACGTACGTATCGCCGTCGTCGTCGCCGGGTGTGGGCTCCCACTCGAACATCACCGTCAGGGTGCCGTCGTCGCGGCTGCTGTCCATGCTCGTGGCGCGCAGCCGCCACCGGTCGTCGGCTTCGTCGAGGATGATCGCGCAGGGGCGGGTGGGGCCGGCGTCCTGCTGGAAGAAAATCTTCGCTTCGGCCGACGCGGCCGGATCCGCGTCGCCGTCGACGCCCAGCCACGCCTGAAAGTTGCTGGAGTTGGCCAGGGAGTCGCGCAGATGCAGTTGTTGGCGGGTTGGGGTGTTAGCCACGGAAACCCCCCGCCCGGCGTTCCACCAGGTCCATGTAAATCACACTGACGGTCCAGATTCCGCCCACCTTGCGCACCATCTCGTCGCCGTCCTGGCGTTCCACGTCGTACGTCCGGCCGCCGATCGTAAACGTGTACGTTGGATCGACCGACGTTAGGTCGTCGCTGTTGATCTGCAGTTCGGCGCGGTAGGCGTAGAACCCGCCGCGCACCGATTCGTCTTCGACGCGGCTGCGGATCACTTCGCCCAGGATCGCGGTCACGGACGCGACGGTGGATCCCGCGCTGTCCTTGACCGTGCAGGTGTCGCCGTGAATCGTCGTCAGCGCCGGCCACCCGCCATCCTTCATCATGTCGTCGAATGTTGACATGTCAGAAACTCCAGTGGGCGCCGATGCTTAGGGCGGGGGCCCACTTGGTGTAGGGTGTAGTCGCGTAGGCTCCCACGTCGATGCGGTCGGTCAGGTCCTTAGCGATGCCGAGGCCGGCGCGGAACGGGGTGGCGACGGCGTCGATGGACCAGCCGTCGAGCAGCCAGCGAGCCGCATCCGACGTCAGCAGCTCGACAGCGGTGGACGGCTCCACCTGGCCGTCAGCCACCAGACCTCCGGTTTTGACCGTGCGGTCTGCGAGTCCGCCGATGATCGCCAGCGCTTGCGGGGCGGCCCGACCTACTGCGCCGGCGTCTGAGGGTCCGCCGCGGGCAGGCCGGTGACCGTGGAGACGGTCAGCGAGCCTTTGGCGGCATTGCCCTCGATTTTCTCCCGGTTGACCAGCTTGCTGATCCAGGTGGACACCATCGGCCAGGCCATGCTCTCCAGCAGCTTGAGACCCGGACTCTTCATTTCCTTGAGCACATCCAGCGCGCGGTTGTAGGCGATCTTTCGCGCGGTGGCGCGTTCGTCGTCGGTCAGCTTGCCGTCCATGCGCCCCCGTTTGCGCTCGCGCACGTAGGCCTGGTACGTCTGTCGCACGCCAACGGTCAGCGCATTGACCACTTCGGTCATGGCCACGCGCTGGGTCTCGGTCTTCGCCTTGCGGTGCAGGTAGTAGACGGCGACGGCGCCGAGCACCGGCAACGCGGCCGCAACGATTTTATCGATCCAGTAGACCCAGCCATCGGCCGGGGAAAGCTCCGGCGCCGCGTCGGCGGCGACGGCGAGGGCGGGGAGGCAGAGGATGGTCGCGATCAGGATAAGCAAGTTGCGCAGTTTCATTGGTGGACCCTCTTGAGGTTGTCGATTTCAGATTGCAGCCGTGCCTGGCAGGCGCGGCAGGTGTCTTTGTGCACGAACTCGTCTTCGATGCGATCGAGCCGGGCGGCCACGGCGTCGATTTTTTTGTTCACGTCGCCGAAGGCGGAGCGGAGCAAACCGAGCAGGATCGTGGTCACGGTCTGCAGTGCCAGAATGATCAGTCCTACCGTCAGCGGATCCATGCTCAGCGCCCCTCCTGCGCCGCGGCAAACTCCGCGTGCTGTTTGCGGGTGACACGAAATCGGCGGTGAACCGTGGTGACCTCCACAAGCGGCTCCCCGTCCGGATCCGGATGGTCGACGCAGTGCCAGTACAGCGCGTCGGCCTGGTCTTCGCAGACCCGGGCTTTGCCGGGCTGCCACGCCGGATGCAGAGCGCGGGCGGTTGCCATGGTCACATCCCCTCCCCGCAGAGCCGCGCAGTCTCTTTCTGCGCCGCCTCAAATTCGGGCGTGTGGCGGATCATGCCGGTGCGCATATGGGTCAGCTCGTGGCGGATCAGCGCGCCCATGTCCCACTCGCCGACCAGCACGGCAATGTTGTCGGTGCCATCGTAGTAGCGGCCGTGCGTGGTGAGGCGTCCGGCGTACACCACCTGGCCCGGCTGCCAGGCCGGCCACAGCGTCACGTGGTCGATGCCCAGGCGGGTGCAGCAGTGGTCGGTGTAGGCAGCCAGGTCGCGCCACTCGCCCCGCGGCTGGCCGTCCGTGTGCGCCACCGTCACGCGCGGGCTGTGCTCGTGATACGAGAACGTGTAGTCGCGGCGGCCGGCGCAGGCGGAGAGCAGGATTAGGAGTAGGGCGGCCGCGTGCCTCACAGCGTGACTCCTAACCAGCCGCAACCGCAGTGACTGTCGGCGCCGCACCGCGATAGTTGAGGCGATATGGAATCTCAACATCCGCGACCTCGGCCGACAGGAGCACCGCAACGCGGACAGCTTCACCTGCGGTCAAGTCGCCGACAAGATACTCCTCGGCATCGGCTTCGTTGCCGCCATCCCTGTCGTTGGCGGCTGCCGCTGTTCCGATTTGCACGTTTCGCCAGTTCGTACCGTCCACCTTCTTCTGTATAATTACCTGCAGCGTCTCAGTCGTGTGCGTGTCGATGAAGCCAGTCGTGTCCTTGTCCAGATCCAGCATGATGCGGAGCGCCTGCAGCGGAGCGCCTGCAGTCGGTTCAATGGTCAACAGCGCCACAGGAGCGGCGGTGTAGTCGGCCTCGCTAATGTCGATGTCCGCTGTTCCGGTCTCAGTACGGACCTCATACGGTTCATAGAAGGTTGACTTATTGTCAATCCAGCGAATCCGTTCTGAATCTGCATTCGCGTCCAAACAGAGATCCCGGAATCTGATATCTCTGGCGCTGACTGCCATATTCCTTGCGATCAAAATCGCTCCGGCGCCCCCGGAAATATTGATTGGACCTGCTGAAGCCACCGAGTCACCATCACCATCCCACGCGTTTGTTGCCGTGGAGCCATCCGCGTCCGTTTCGACAAAGACGTTATTGACTATCACAGCGTTCGTCAGCGAATCTGCGTTACTGCACTGAATCGCCCAATTCACAAACTCGCCCGTTTGTGCCTCGCTGTCCCTTATCACCAGATTGTCCACGACGTCGCCCGTCGACGTTGTGGACACCGCCACGCATTGCTTGGCCAGTATCCGCTCGACCATGATGTCCGTGACGGGCGCGATCAAGGAAACCGCGACGGTGCCGACAATCCCTGCGGTGCAATCCCGCACATCGAATTCGCAATCTGATACATGCGCGCGATCGCTGTTTGCAGCGACCTGAATGAAGGCGGAATTGGCGGCAAAACCACTGGACGCATCCGCGAACCGCAAGCCTGTAATCGTCACATCTGTGGCCGAGACGGTCATCAGCGTAGTAACGTCCGTGGTGGTCTTAATCTGATACCCCCGATACGGGGAGGCGCTTGGTGAGAGGATGGTCAACCCAGCCTTATCCACGGTGATCGTAGACGTAATCGTCTCCTCCGCATCCGGAGCGCAAATGATGACGTCGTGGTTGTTTGCCGTGCATTGTCCGATGGCATAATCGAGCGTGGCGAAGGGGTAGTTCGGCCGGCCGCCGTGGTCGGTGTCGTCGGCTGCGCTAGCGTGTTCGGCATTCACGAAGTAGATGTTGCCCAAGGCAGCCACGTCGGCTGATACCTTGCTCAGAATTCCCTTGATATAGGCGGTCAGCGATGCTGTCGTGCCAGCGACATCTTCTGCTGCGTCTAGTTTGTTCCCGACGACTTCGCTGACTGTTGTATTGGCCGAGCCGTCCGCGTCAGGAACGTCGAACTTTGAGGCAACGTCACGGCCTTTCCATTTTCCCGCTGATTCCGCCCATACAGATACTTTGGTACCTGTTCCGCTCCCAAGGTCCTCCACGACGAATGCAATTGCCTGCGAACCGCGAACATCCTGCTCAAATTCCTTTCGGGCTGCCGGGTTGTCCGACGTTTCTGTATTGCTCTCGGGGCTCAACAACTCACCTTCGGTCCACCCAATTCCGTTCTGGTAGTAGTAGACACGCACTCCGCATGTGTGGGTGCCAGAGCTCCCCCACTGGCTGATGACGACCTTGGCTCTTTGCCAGTCGCGGCAGGTGACGTAGTTCATCTGGACTTCGTCAGCGGTTGGGCTGTCGGTGCCCAGAGCGTTGCGGTCGTTGCTGGGGACGTTGTTGGTATCGTCCGGTGCTGAGCCGGCGGCGTCGGCGGCGTTGATCAGTTGCAGCATGGGGCGCTCCGGTTGAAGGCGTTGCGGGCCCATCCGTGGGCCTGGCCGTTGTCGGTGTCCGCCGGTCGCGTGCCGGCGGTATGTAAGCGGGGGCGGGCGGGGAGTGTCATGCTCCCCGCCCGGTGGTCCCGTGGCGCGGGGTTAGGCCGTGACGTTGGACAGCAGGTGGCCGGCCTGCGTGTACAGCAGCTTTTCGTCCGTGTCGTCGCGGACGCGGACGATGTTGCTGCGCTTCGTCTCGTCGCGATACGACTCGACCGTCGGCCCGTCGCCGATGCCGTCACCGGTGTAGCGGAAGACGCGGCCCAGGCACGGCTCGGCCAGGTCCATGGTGCGCGCGGCGCGATAGACGAAGGCGTATTCGTCGTCCCACAGATCCGCCAGCGTGGTGCTCTGGCCCTTGGTGCCGCTGTCGTAGATACCGCCGGCCACGACGATCATGTCGAGACCCATCATGGCGGCGACGGCCTGCGGCGTGATGTTGCCGGGCGCGGCGCTGCCCTGGTTGCCGGTGTACTTGAGCAGGTCGACGACCTCATCACACTGGCGGACGTTGTTCCAAACCTTCCGGCTGATGACCATGGCGTTGGCCGTGACGCCGATGCCCTGCCGCACCTTTTCCGCCGCCGCGATGACGTCGGCGATGGGCGTGGCGCTGGCGTGCGTGGACCACTCGGTGGACACGCCCGTGGTGAGCGCGGAGCCGGTGTACGTGCCCGTGTCGATGACCAGGTCGCGCACGCGCTTTTCCAGGGCCATCATGACCTGGTTTAAGGCGCGCATGTTCGCCACCATTTCCGCAGCGAAGTACGTGCCGTAGATCGACGCCTGGCGGTCGTCGACCGGTTCTTCCCAGCCGTACTCTTTGCAGTCGAAGTTGACCGGGGTGGTCTTGAAGTTGCCGCGGTTGTAGCCGCCACCCGGCGCGCGGGCGACGCTGTCGGCCAGCTTCAACAGGTACTCCGTTTCGATCTTCGCAAACTGGCCGCTGGAGCGGGTCGTGGGGAAGACCGGCATGACCTGCAGCGCGGCCATGCCGCGAATGTTGGCCTCCAACTCAAATTCCATGAAGGCCGCGGCGAGATCCGGGCGCGCAAAAGCGCTGGATGCGGTCGGGCTAACCATTGTGCTGTCTCCTCAGAGGTTCTCCCCGGCCGCAGCCGGGCGGTTGTTGGTGACCCCTGATTTCCCCCAGTCGTCCGGCCAGCGCCTGTTCCCCCCGAGCGGCGGGCTGGACGATAGCCGGGTTACGGCAGCTTGACGACGGTGAGGTCGGCCAGCGCCACCTCGTTGTCCGCGTGCGCCACCGACCACGTCGCGGACAGCTTGATGGTGATATCGCTCGTGGTGTCGATGCTGGCGATCGCCCCGTACTGGTGGCCCATCTGGACCGACCCGGCCCCCTCGGCGTCGGTGTCGCTGGCGATACCGTAAACCACCATGGTGCCGGTCGCGCCGATCGTCCGGACCTTGATCAGTACGTCCACGAGGGCGATGTCGTTGTCGGCCACGTCGACGGCATTGGTGGTGATGTAGGCGGTGCTTCCGATATAGAACTTGATCAGGCACGTATCGGTGCTGTTCTGGTCATTCACGATGACCGCCGCCTTGCACAGGATGATATCGCCGGGCTTAAGCGTGTTTGCCTGGATGGTGCACTGTTCGTCGAAGTCGGTTTCGTCCGTGGTGTTTTCGACCTCGCTGGACTCGGCCACCGCCGATTTGAGCACCGACGGCGCGCCGTCCAACACCAGCACTTCCACTACATCCCCGTCGGCTGCCGCGCTCGTCTTAAGCATGCGGCCGATGCGCCGGCCAATGGCGACGTCGTCGATTTCCCCGTCGTCGGCCGGAAATACGTCGGCACCCGCGGTGATGGCTGCCGCCGCTTCAAGCTCAACCGTCTGGCCGGCGGTCGGAAAGATGACCGGCACCGTGTCACCTTCAGACCACGTGCCTACCGGCAGGAAGCCATCCCAGTCCTCTCCCGCATCGCAGTAGTAGACCTCGTTGTCGCTGTCACCGATGCGGATGACAGACGGGCCGGTGAGTGCCTCCCCAGCCACCATCGATTTCGGGCTTTCCGCGTACGCGAAGCCCAGCAGGGACATCGCGCACAGGCCGCAGATGCCAAACAGAAGAAAGAATGCGAACATGGCGTTAACCTCCGATCAGAAGAAGAGTGAGTGCCAGCAAACCAACTGCGCCCGCGCCCCCCAGCGCGCCCATGATCATTCCGGCACGATACGCCTTGCGCTCGGCCACCGCCTGGCGGTGCTGCTGCAGTAGCTCTCGTTGCCGTCTGTTCATGGTCTGTTGCTTCCCAACTACCCACGCGCAGGCCTGACGGCCCACACTTGCCGTTTAGCGCGCGGCGCGGCGCGATTGCGCGACAAAGTCGCTGTAGTGGTCCTGACCACCGTTCTGGGCGGCCAGATACTGCTTGTGCAGATCCGGGTTGCGGGCGACCACACGGCCCAATGCCTGCTGCCGCTGCAACGGCGTGTGGCAGTTTGCCGTGGCCTGCTCGACCAGCTTGTTCCACTCCGCCACCGGATCGCCGCCAACGTTGCCATCTTCGGCCGTGCCGCCGACAGGCTGGTTGCCGGATCCGGCCGCCGCGGCCTGCTGCGCTTTCTGTTCGGCTTCATGGGCTTGGGCGCGGGCTTCCTCCGCCTCGGCCTTCGCTGCGGCCAACGCCTTTTCGTGGTCCGCCTTTTCGGCGTCGAGTTTGGCCTGCAGGCGTTCCGCGTAGGCCGCCTTAGCTTCGTTCAGGCTCAGTTCCTTCTCGGCGCATTCCAGGACGAACTCGGTGTCATCCTTGAACGCCGCCTTCAGCTCTTTGATACTCGCTGCCATAGCAGTGGCTCCTTTCCTGGCAGAATATGCGACAGTCGCATCGAACGCCTGAACGCCATCGATCAGGCCCAGTCTCTGTGCTTCCTCCGCAGCGTAGATCCCGCCGCGCTTGATTTCGCTCATGGCTTCAGCGCTGATGGTTTCGCGGGCGGCCACGTCGGCGAAGAAGCGGGCCGCCATCGTTTCGACCACCGCCTGCTGCCGCTCCAGTTGCTGCTCGCTGAGCGCTTCCCCCACCGGTGTACCCTTAAGGTCGCCGCTGCGGACCACCTTGATTTCGACGCCGGCTTGTTCGGCCTGCTTGCTGCGATCGACGATGGCGCGATAGACGCCGACACTGCCGACCAGCGCGTTGGGCGTGGCGTAGATCGCGTTCGCCTGGCTGGCGACCCAGTAGGCGCCGCTGGCAGCCATGTCGGTAACCTGGGCGACCACGGGCTTGGCGCGCGCCGCGGCGGCCACCGCCTGGGCCAGCTCCTCGGTACCGGCCACCGTTCCGCCCGGACTGTGGATGTCCAGCACGATGGCCTTGATATCGTCGTCGCCCGCGGCTTCGGCCACGAGCTCGACGAGCACGTCGCTTTCGGCGATGGCTTCGCCAAACAACGCGGCGATTTCCTTTTGAAATTCCGACGCACGGCGGACCATGGGGCCGCGCAAGGCGATGACGGCCACGCCGTCTTCGGTGGTTTGCGCCGCCGGGGCGGGCTCTTTATCGCGCGGGGCCTGCCTGGCCACCGGACCCACTTCATCGCCCACCACAACGCCGGCGAGCTGCTGCAGGCGTTCGGGAAGCATGGCCCATGGCTGCTGGATCAAGGCGCTGCGCATCAGTCGGTCTCCTCCTGCCTCCCCGCGGCCGGCGCGGCGGTCTGCGGGGCGGCCACCCGATTGCCCAAGCCGTCGGCGGTGTCCCAGTTGAGGACGTCGCGCCAGGTGACGTTGAGGCCGGTGTAGCGCGCGTTGAGCTCGTCCGCTTTTTCCGCCGCGGCGCTGATGGCGAGCGCGTTGTCTTCGACGGTCTCGCGCACCAGTTCGTCCCACTGAATGCCGCGTTCGGCGACGATGTCGCGGGGGGAGTCGAGGCCGTTGCGCATGCGATCGCGATCCGCCTTGACGTCCTTGGTCGGCTCGATGTATTCGCGGCGCGGCAGGATCCACTTGTGGCGAAACAGGTCCTCGCCCATGGCCTGCAGGTTGCGCACGCCGGCGCTGCTGAGCGCCAGTTGCGGCAGATGCCGGCGCAGCCACCAGCGGTAGACCGGCCGGTGGAAGCGGGCAATGCGGTTGCGCTGGCGGTAGCGGACGCGCTTGTGGGCTTCCTGCACGGCCATGCGCATGCCGCTGAAGTTCGTCTGGCTCATGTCCCACATGCTTTGCTCGAGCGGCAGTCCCAGATGGATGCCGAGGATGCGCACGAGCTGCTGCCAGTACGCGCCCCATTCGGCGTTGGGCATGTTGGGCGCGAACCCGTCGATTCTTTCCCCGTTCTTGGCGCGGACGATCATGCCCGGCGCCATGGACTCGAGCGTCTCGGTGTTGCTGCCGTCGAGCTCGTCGTCTTCCTGGGGTCCAAGCTGCACGGCCGAAGCGTCGCGGGTGATGAAGAGGGCTACACAGGCGGCCACCTGGTTTTTGACGAGCTGCGCGAAGGTGAGGTCTTCGGCCATTCCGGCAGCGATCATCGCGGCGGCCAGTACGGGGATGCCGCGGGTTTGACCGACGCGGCGCGGATCGTAGACGTGGAACAGGTTGACTTCGCCGTCGCGCCAGGCCTCGATCGGCTTCATTTTGGCGCGGTCCACGTTGCCGGCGTGCCGGGGCGTGTAGGCGGCAAACCAGTAGCGCAGCGGGCGTCCGTCCTTGTTCTTCTGGACGCCGATATGCATGCCGGGCCGACGCTCCGGGTACACACCGGAGGCTTGCGAGAAGGGCGACAGGCAGCGGTCCGCTTCGAGCAGTTCCAGCCGGCCATTGGCCAGCGGATTGACGAAGATGTCACCGTCGGCCAGTTCGCTGACGTCCAGCAGGTGCTCCATCTGCCAGAACGTCAGCTGACCGGCCATGTCGCACCGGGTCGCGTCCTCAGACCAGTCTTTCCACAGACGCTTGATGTCGCTGTTGAGTTGCGCGTCGCCGGTGTCGGGTTCGAGGCGGAAGCCGTCGCCGACACACTGCGCGGCGGCCTGGTCGATCCAGGCGCCGAAGGGGAGCATGCCGTTGCGGATCATTTCCCGGGAATATTCGCGCAGTCGCCACAGGTCCGCGTGGTTGTAGTGGACATCGGCAGCGCCGCCGAGTCCGGTCTTGGTGCGGGCAAAGCGGCTGGTGCGGGCGGCGTCGTAGTGAGCCCGCAAGCCCTGGAAGTCCTTGACGATGCTGTCCTGGATCAGGCCGTTCACCACGCCTTACCCTCTGCGGAAGTCCGAGAAGTCGGCCAACGTCGTTTCGCTGCGCGTGCCCGCGGTTTCGCGGGCGTCGAGCCAGTTGGTCACGCGCTCGGACTCGGCCTTGAGCATCTCGCTTTCAAACTCGGTCGACGCTCCGGACTGGCTGGCGCGCTTGGGCTGCAGGATCAAGAGCGAGCGGATGGCGTTCTTGAAGTTGCGAGCCTTGGCAATGCTGCCTTCGCCGTCGTCGTAGTCCGAGTTATCGAAAAAAGCAGCCTTGGCGGTGGCGTATGTGCTGTAGGTGGCCATGCGCGGTTGCCTGCTGCCAAACCGTTTTAAAGCCCGCCCAGCCATGGGACCGGGCGGGCCAGCCGCTGGGGGAACAGGGCTGAACTGGTTTGGAGTTTACGCGGCCCCGCACGAGGGCCCAAGGTTAGTACTATCGTACTTTGGTACTGTTGTACTCTTGTACCGGAGCTAGTCGCCGGCGGCGTCCAGTTCCAGCGGCAGCCGGCAGCCTTCGGCCATGCGCTCGAGGACATAGACCAGCACGTCGCCATGGCTGTTGACCAGCTTTCCCGTTTTCAGCCTGGCCCCCTGGCGGCGCAGCGCGCACAACGCCCCGCGCACCAGCGCGCGCTCGCGGATGTAATACCGGCTGCGGGTGAACTTGACGCTGATCTGGTCGCCCGGGGCGTAGCCCGCGGTGACATGGTCGACGGCGATGCCGTCAACCGCGACTTCGGCGGTGCGCAGTTCGACCGTTGCGGTCGCGTCTTTGGTCTGGCGTTGCGTCGTCCGGCTGCTGTTCGTTCGTTTCGACATGGGTCCCTGTGCCTCCTCGTGGCTAAACCCCTACTGCGGATATCCGCCGGACACTACCTGGTCCGTCGGATGGTTGATTTTATCGCTGCGCGATCCATGGACCCGGCTTGTCGCGGATCCAGGCGTTGTCCCGCGGCGCGCGCCGGCGCGGCGTCGGTTTCGGTTTCCGCTGCTCGCCAAAAGGCAGCAGCAGTTGTTCGGGGTGCTGGTTACGGGCCGCGGCGTAGGCGTAAACCGTGCAATCAAAAAAGTGATTCGCGCCCTTGGCCTTAAAGTATTCCTTGCCCTTTTTTTCCACCCGCGCTTCGCTGGCGTTCTGTGCGATCCACGTGTCGGATACGTCGCGCGGCAGCGTGATCTGGTTGACTTCCCGCAGTTCCCCAGTCTGCGGATCGACGATCTCGATGCGCTTGCCGACCATGCTGAAGATCTTTTCCTTGAGCGCGAACGTGTTCAGCGTGATCAGCGCCACGCCGCTGCCGCGGATTACCTTGCCGTTGGGCAACCGGTATTCCTCGATCGCGCGCGGCACGCCTACGGGCGCCAACGGCGTCTTGTTGTGGTGCTCGTCTTTGCTGTCCCCCTTGACCGGCGTCGCCAACCGTTGGCCGCGGCAATAGTCGTACACCACCGTGCTGCCCCAACCGCTGTCGTGGAAGCCACGCGTGACGCTCAGACACCCGTCGCCCGCCGTCAGCGGCCAGCTCTGGCCGTAAACGATCCCGTCGAACACCGCCAAATCTCCGGGCTGCAGATCCGGGCTGTAGTCGCGCTGGACGATGCCGTAGTCGATGAGCCACCCGCGCAGCAACGGTTGGCCGCCGTGCAAGCGCGCCACGCCCCAGCCCCAGACCGACCAGTGCAGTTCGGTCGCGCGGCTGTCCTGGCCGGCGGTGAGCATTTGAACGCCGGGGGGGATTTGGCCGCGGAGGTAGGCGTGGGGGTCGTTGGGGGACTGGGGGATGGCGATGCAGGCGCGCCAGTCGTCCTCGGTCGTGGCCTTCGTTTCGTGCTCGTAGCAGTCGCCGTAGGTTTTTTGGACGAGGACCTTTTTTTCTGCGGGGTCGTCGAGGGCGGAGACTTCGCGTTCGGCGAGCTCGTGGGCGCTGCGGTTGAGGTTGTAGAACTGGCTGTTATGGACGCCGATCCACGGCGTGCGCGGTTCGGGGCCGACGCCGGCCGGGTCGTAGTGGCCGGCAGCGTCCACGCCCGCCCTCAACTGCGACTCCTGACGCAGGTCGTCGAGGTCCGAGACCAGCTGCCAGCGTTCGCTGTCGGTGATGATGCGGTCGCAGCACGGCGCGTGGTAGGCGTAGCGGGCGGGGTTGCGCCGCGCGCGTTCGGCCGACTCGCCCTGCGGCGTGGCGCGGAAGCCTTGCGGACTGAACCAGAAGCGGCGGCCGCAGCCGCAGCACGTGACGAAGGCCCGCCGCTGGTTGCTCTCGTTGTAATACAGCTTGCCGGCGCCGGCTTCGCGGGTGGTCGGGTGCTCGACGGCCATCATGAGCGTTTCCGCGTCGAAGGCGTCGGTGCGTTGTTTGGCCATGGTGAGCAGGCTGCCGAAATCTCCGACTTCCTGCGGGAGCGAGCTGCCTTCGTCCACGGCAACGATGCGGTAGGGAATGGTTTGGACCTTGTTGACCGAACGTCCGCCGTAGATGGCGATCTTGCCGGTCAAGAGCTGCTTGATGTGTTTCGTGGTGCCGCTGCCGCGGCCGGTCAGGAACTTGTCGCGGAGCGGTTCGCAGCGCCGCAACGCGGGCTCGAAACGATCGTCGGCGAACTGCTTGGCCAGGTCGTCGGTGCTGATCAGGTACAGTTGCGGGCCGGGGTAGTGTTCGGCCAGCCACAGCAGCGCGTTAATCACCGCCTCGGATCCGCCGCACTGCGTCGGCTTCATGCCCACCCACCCTTTGTAGCCGAACTCGATCGCTTCCTGTATCGTGTCCATCCAGGTGGTCAGGATGGGGAACACGTCGTTGCTCCAGCGCACGTCGTCGCGGCCGGTTTTGATGTGCGTGCCCGCCTTCAGGATGCGGTAGCGCTCGGCGAACTGCGACGGCGTCAGCGGCTCGGGCGGCCGGCGCGTGGCGACCGCGGCCTGGAGCATGCGGCGGATGGTGGGGAGGTCGTGGGCGCTTCGGTCGGTTGCTCCGCCATTTGCTTTCCTTTCCGTGGTGGTGGTCGTGGTAGAACCGCGATGCTGTAAAATCACGCTTCGGCCTCCTGCTCGTCGTCCAGCAGCGCGTGCAGGCGGGCCGTGATCGTGGTCGCGTCGTGTTTGCGGGCGCCCGTGAGCTGGCGGCGGAACCACTGACGCACCCGATGCTGCTGCTGTTCGGCCGGCGCGGCGGTGAAGTCGGGATCCGACAGCCACGCGACCACCTGCCGCGGGAGCGCATCGCCCATGCTGTCCTCGATGCTGGTCACGTCGCGGATGATGTCGGCGACCAGCGTGCAGGCCTGGTCGGCCGGAATCAGCTCGCGGCGCTGCTCGCGCAACGCAAGGTCCTTCTCTTTCGTCTGGCGGAGCTCGTTGGATACCTTGGCCCACGCCTGCCGGTCCTGGGCGCTGACCAGGCCGCGGCGGTACTTGTCGGCGAGCACGCGCGACGCCAGGCGGACCTCCGCCGTTACGATCTGCAGGTCCGTGCTGGCCGGGTCGCGGAGGATCGCCAGGTACGGGTCGTCCGCGGGGAGCTCGGCCGGCGTCGTGGTGTCGTCGGGCGCCGGGCGGTCCGCCCGCTGCTGCTGGTGGGCGTGAGTGTCCATGGCCGCCTGGACCGTCGCGACATCGTATCGGCCGTCAGCGTCAGGGCGGGGGAACCATGGGCGCCTGGCGTAGCGCGACATCTGGCTGCGGGACTTGGCCGGACGCAACGCGCGTCCGAGCGCCGCCAGGCTGCCGACGGTGTGGCGATCGTCGCGAGGGTGTTGCGGGTTCGTGGTCATGCGTTGCGTTCTCCGGAGTCGACGTTGCGCGTTGCGTTCACCTTTTCGCCCCATCGCAACAAAAAACCGCGCCATGTTTTGAC